GAACTCACCCACAGTACCAGCCATGTGGTTAAATGTAGTGGAGGGAGCAACAGAAAAAGGAGCGCCACACTGGACACGTCCGAATACAGAGAAAGCCTCACCGGGAGTTAAATAAGAACTGGAACCAAATCCAGTGGTTGGCATAACCCGAGCATAAAAGCCCGAAGCGGCAGTGCCTTCATCAACTGGAATTACAGTACCAGTATTAATAGTGGTGGGAGTTAAGGGCTGTTGTGCGCTTGCATCTCCGCCTTGATAACCAGCCCGAACTGGGCCTGAAAAAGTAGTACGTGCCATGATAGACCTTTCGTGTTGTAGCACATCCCGGCGCAGTCTCTACAAAGTCTGCTAGGTCAGTCTGTGCCGGTAAAAATTCCTAGTACCTAAATATTAAACTGTTTAAACAAAAAAAGGGGGTTTTTAGGCCCCCTTTTTTCATTACGCTCCGGGCGATCCAAAAACTCCTAATGGATCTGAGAAGCCAAACGAATAACGCTCACGAGCCTTGTAACGAACGTTACCCGTGTCGAAGTCTCCGTCCATCGATGTTGCCATCGGCATACGAACGAAGTGCTTCAGACCGTTAGGTACGTCTGTGCACAAGAACCAAGCATCGGCATCCGTTAGATAGTGGTTAACAGAGTAACCCTCTGGGATAGAACCGTTGTTCTTCAGAGCGTTGATGTCGTTATCAGCCGTACCAACACGGAGTTCAGTCTCCAAGAGGCGGGTTGCAATAAACATCAGGCTGGGAGGAACAATCAACTTACGTGGTTTTGCGGCAATCAGCAGACCACGCTCATCCGTCCATGCAGCGATCTGAATAACAGCCGCCTCAAGGGAGGTCTCATTCAGGTCAGCAGGGGTGGAAGGCTCGTTGGAGTTCACACCACCAGAAACAAGGGGATGCTGGGTTGAGAACAGTTCAACTCCATCACCGCCGGGGAAGGCAGGGTTGAAGCCGTTGTTCAGAACGTTTGCAGCCTTAACTTGCTTGGTGTAAGCCATAGCACGAGCCAAAGCCTTGGTGTACCGAGCGCTGAGAGAGTCATAGAGGTTGTCCTCAATTGCCTCTTCAGTCAGGGAAAACCCTAGTGCAATGGTTTCGTGGTTGTATCGGGCAGAAAACGCTTCCTGTGCGTTGTCATAAGCGATGGCAGAGCCTTCGTTTTTGACCGGCGCAGCAGAAAAGCCCGACAGTTTTGTTTCTTCTTCAAAAGAACGCTCAGAGGTCTCAGTTTCAAAGATCTCTTTGTGTTCTTCACCGTACTTGTTGTACTCCAAGCCAAACAAAGCGTTTAAGCCCGGGAGCAACTCTTTCAGTAGTTGGGCACGAGAAATAGCCATTTAGTCGCTCCTTATACGCCAGTTGAGTTGGTGTACTGATGCGTCCCGATATTTATCTTAACGATAAACTCGACGAATGCGTCAGCGCCGGTTGCTGTCTCTCTGACCACATCAATAATACGGATGGGTAGAGTATTTGTGGTGTTTTGAGTTCCTTCATCAATCGCCACAGCGGAGTTACCAGTAATGGTAGAACCGGGGTTTTGAATTAATGCAATGTTGTTACCAATGGCAGAAATGCCCATTGCGGCAACAGTAGTGCCAGAGGAACAAGAAACCACTTGAAACAACGTGTCAGGATCATCAGCAACATAGGCAAAAATCTTAGTGCCTGCCGCTACTGCCTGACTTGCAGGGTAGAACTGTTGAATCTGAACTTGACCGGTAGAAGCATTGGTAAAGGTACAGCCCAGAAACACGCCATTGGGTGTTGCCGTAGCGGTTCCTGTGTCCTTTTCAATCGTTCCATCAGCCACACGCTTTACTAAATCGCCATAAAAAATGTTCGTTGCATAGCCGACGTTATTCGTCGTTGCAATTTGCATTAGGCGAGTTGACCCCGCAAAAACCTGACCGCCAATTAAATTGATCGGCTTCAGGCCATACGGAGCAGATACGGTTGGATAAGCCATATTAAACCCCTAAGTTAATCTCTTTTACCTCTGGTAGTGGTCGATTTACGCTCACTAAACAGGGGCATCCGAGGATCATTTTCTCTCATCAGATTAGCGTCAACAGCCGCAGTCTGATCATCGGTTTTCTTACGGTAATATTCATTCCGTTGTCCAACCATGTCAGACGGCATTTTGGAGAGCACCAATCCGCCCATTTCAACAAGACCACTGGTTTTACCCGAGTGTTGGAGTTCAGGGTGATCTTCCCGTTTAATTGGAACCCATCCCTCATCTTGTTTTGAAACCATATTTCGGTCATCAATTTGACCCAAAACCGATTTCCTGACCCATCGATAAGCCATTCCATCTTCCTTTTTTGGATTTGGAAGCAACGACGGCGGAGACCAAGTTTTCTTTCTTTCTGTGTTCGAGCGTGTCTCTAAGTCACGGGGTGTACGATCAGACATTGTTTATCTCCTTTGCAACCTGTTCGGCATATTTCTCTAGAGGAACCCCAAGACGCTTTGCAATTGCGACTTGAGTCTTGGTCAGGGTGATCTTTTTAGATCCCGATGTGCTTCTAGAGGCAGGAGCAACAACGTTTGCGGCAGGTTTGTTTACCCTGAATTTATGCGGGAAGTTATCCCGAATGCGAGCATCTACTTGCTCGAAATAGGCGTCAGATCCTGCGACGTATCCTGACTTGACGAGTTCGTCATGGATACCAAAGGCAGCACCTCTCATTACCGGGTCGCTCTCAAACCATTCGTTTTGAGAAACCCACTGACGGGTGCGATCATCAGGGACAACCCTCGGTATTTGCTGTTCTACCTGATAATTTTCAGTTTGTAAAGGGGCTGGGCGATAATTTTCTACCTCCCTCTTCTCTACAACGATTTCAGACATTTTCCTTTGGGCGGCGACCAACTTCTCTGAGTCCCCTGCCTCGTAGGCTTCTTTGTACTCTCGCTCGGCTTGGGAGAGCATGGCCTCGTTCTTGGCCTTGCTGGTCTCCACTAAATACTTTTCGCCCCGGGAAAGCCTTTCTTGTAACTCTTGATTCTTTTGGGCTATGGATTTTGCGTAAGCAATAGCCTCTTGCTGTTCCCGTATGGCTTGATCCTTGACCCGACGCTCGTCGTGGTAAGCACGGCGCAGATCCTTAATCCTCTTTTGGACGTTTTCCGAATACTGGGAAATTTCGTCATCGGAGACATCGACTTCACCTTTTGATGGTTTCTTATCCCTATCATCTTCAGGGGTATCGTCAATAATCTCAATCTCTGGTGCTTCTACTTCTATCTCCATCTGCTGCTCTTCAGCCATTTCTAACTCCTTAAATGCGGGTAACTACCCGTGGATCGGCAACGACGGCCTCAACTGTGTCGTCATTGATTAGGCGGAACTCTTGCTCTCCGTCAGGAGTACTGACTTTGAATCGAGTGCCGGAATATGCCCTCATCATGATGAAGTCCCCCTCTTGGCACCAAGGCCCGTCTGGGAATTTGTCTTCATCTTTAAAGGCGAGCGTCCCCATCTTTACTACCAAACCTACGATGGAAGCCGTTTCCTCCTTCCTTCTTGAGTCCTCTGGCAGGACAATCTGAGTTCCCTTGAAAGTCTCATCCCTTTTAGGAATGGCAATCAGGATTTTGTAGCCCTTTGGTTCAGGCAGTTTAAACGCATCACTCATCTGGCAAATCCTCTATTAGTCTTACGACTCTTTGTAGTCCACGTATCTCCCCTACCGTCTCCTTATAGGTAAGGAAGTCCTCAACAGGGTTGAAGGCCAACCGCTCCTTCAACGCCTCTTGTTCTTTCTTGATCTCACTGACCAGATACTCTCTTAGCCCCAATTCTTTCTCCTATTTTTGCTCCTTCGATCTCTTCTCGGATGGAAGCCTCTGCTGCCTTGGCCCCAATCTGGGCACCGGCAATCTGTTCTTGAGACTCAATCCGCATACGCTCCCGCTCGTCCCGAAGCATGATGTCTCTTTCTTTGAGAGTTGCATCGACCTGATCCTTGATGGCCTTTCTCTGGGCATCGGCTTCTTTGATAGCGAGTTCTCTTTGTTGCATCTGCACAACCGGATCTTGCTGGAGTGCCTGAGTCTGTTGTGCTTGGGCTTCTGCCTGATCCTTTTGGAGCAGTTTGTCGCTTGCCGCCGCAACAGCACGGGAGAGTTCGACCTCGACATCCTCTGGAAGGCGCTCGTCCTCTGGGGGCAGGGGTACACCCAGCATTTTTTCAAT